GGTGGTACACTCCACCTGTAGTAGTCCTACTATCGACTTGGAGTAGCCACTCCCCATCCACCGTTCGTTCAGCCACTTGTCGGTTATCGTCTTCGTGCTTACCAGCACAATTGCTCTTTTACGGTTTCATTTCTCGCCATCCCTTCCAGAACGTATCTTCTCCCACGCAGCCAGATATCAGTAAGTCTATTTTTTGGTACGCGTCCAATTTGTATTGTCTTCGCTACCACTGTCTGAAACTGCGACGAGGCGAGTGGGTTATAAATACCCATATCTGCTGGTAAATCACCCAGCAACCATGCTTCCGCATCTCTACGTCCTATCCTCCCCCCCAAAGCGCCTAGATCTTGCCAGTATTGTTTTTTATTATCCTTGATCCATTCATCCACCTCTCTGTCATATTTAAGAATTCGTTTGACATCTTTGAAAACTGGGCCTAGCTGTTTATATATTGCATAAGTTGTTTTTGTCTCTATTTCCGTTCCTGTTGCTATCTTGGTAATCTCTGTTTGTTCTGGGATCGCGCCTGGCATGCCGAGCTTCATTAATCTTGTTACTTTCACCTTCGCTTTCAGTAAACTTGCTTTCCATGCACTGCGTATTCCTTTGGTTACTCCTTTGACTTCATCGCCGACAACCGTGGCAGCAGCATCCTCCTGGGCTAATTTGTTTGCATGATCGTTATCAATTCCTATGCCCAATTGGCCGGCTTTCTCGATCCAATGTTCACGTCTCCAATCTGTCTTGATTTCCACTGTTACTCCCGTTGTGCTCCCTAGTCTTGGCAATCCCTTGACTGTCGCATCCATAATGGGTTCCCAGATTCCGTAGCCTCCTCGATTCTTGGGCACACGTGCTGCAATATAACTGACCTTGTTCTTCCTACACCATATCTTGAGCATCGAGTCTTCGGCATTATCAAATTTAAGACCCCGTCTGGTGCATATACGTATTGTGTCAACTATTGAATCAATCACATCCAGCTCATTCATTGGTGAATCGGACCACGGCTTTCTCTCGACTATGCCTGCTATTGCCCTGGCTGGGTATCCTCGCGCTCCATGATCACTGTATGCGACGCGCAAAAATTCTGTGCTTCCACTTGTTATTCCAAACTTACCAGTCCCTCCAATGAAATTCATCCTTGTTAGCATCCAATCTATCAACTGCAGTACAGCTACATTTCTTGACATAAAACTTGAATCATCGCCTTGAATCTTAATATCCTCATCATCAGGTATTGTCACGCCCATGCTTTCCAATATCTGAAG